AGAGCATAACCTTGCCAAGGTTAGGGTCGCGAGTTCGAGTCTCGTTTTCCGCTCTCCTTTTTTGAGGATGCTCGAATGGTGGAATGGTAGACACGAAGGACTTAAAATCCTTTGGCCAGTAATGGCTGTGCGGGTTCAAGTCCCGCTTCGAGTACTCATATAAACGCTAATCTATTTGTTGTAAGAAGATTAGCGTTTTTATTTTCCGCTTGTTGCACAACAATTGCACAACTTGGCTCCCTGATATGGAAAATCCTTATTGTTTTCTTGTATTTTTTCAAATATAAGATCGATATAAAATTGCGCTCCTCTTATTATGAATATTTAACTTTTTCTTATTTATATACTATTACAATCCGCTTTTTTAAGGAATAAATATTTGTCAGTTACATATATCCTATTTATACTTAACGTATTATATACTATTTGTAATTAAAATTTTAATTAATATATTAATTAATTCCCTGATTAATGTATTAACTAACTTGTTTATATTCAGTATTATAATTGATATTTATATCTCTTGTTTCATGATTAGTGTATTATCTTTGTTATGTTATATGATAACCTAACACTTTATTATTATGTATATAACAAAGGAATTTTCATCTATTGCAGAAATAAAGAATATACGCGAACAAAAGTCAAGGCTATCTGAAAGAGAGGCTGAATTAGTAAGTCCAATACTGACTAATCTTGAGTCTATTCCCTATATATACGAGTTGTTTAAAAATATAGTACGCACTATGAATATTCCGCCTCGTGAAAAAATAATTCAGAGAAAGGAATTTTTGTTTATCATACTTTTTTTGTTTGTCCCAAGTGTATTAGCGGGTGGGCGTATACCTAATGGGGTTAGGAAATCTCTTGAACATGTATTTCCAAAGGTAAAGCCTTGTACTATATCAAACAACATTGCTGATGTCTTTTTTTTGTATCAGCAATACAAATACTTCAGAAGCGACATTAATATTATTTATAAAGAAATGCTTAAACGATTGGAAGAGGGCGATACTCTAGATGAATTAAAGCGCCTTACATTCAAATAACAAACCTTTTTCAGATTGTTTGTTATCGGCAAGACATTTGCTTTTCTCATTTTATACAATGGTCTATCTTTGAAAATATATAAAGAAGAATAATAGGATGAGACTTTCAATTAAGCAAGAAAATTTTTGTAATTATTACCTCGAAAGCGGCAATGCTTCCGATGCTTATCGTCGTGCTTATTCATGCAAAGGGAAATCAGATAATACGATTTGGGTAGAGGCGTCCAGATTAGCTAATAACCCTAAGGTTGCCCTAAGGATAAGTGAGTTGAGTTCTGAAATGCGGCGCCGGTCAGATATTACAAAAGATGAAGCGGTAGGAATTTTGGCAGATATTGCAAGGGCGAATATTGTAGACGCCCTTGAAATCAAGTCTAATGAGATGTTTACTACCATAGTGGTAAAGGATGTATCCGCCTTGCCTATCGGCATTCAAAGAGCTATTCTTTCCGTAAAGAGTACAGATAAAGGTTATGAATTGAAATTGTATAATAAGATTGATGCAATAGAGAAATTGGCAAAATTGCTGGGTTGGGATGCAACTGAACAGAAAGATATTGTAAAAGAAGATAAAAATGATTCTATAACAATTCAGATAATAGACAAAAGGGGGGACGTTGTAGATGCTGATACAAACGACTAAAATATATGCTACGGTTGATAGTGCGATAAAATCAGGATACAAGGTTGTATCTGCACAAGGAAGCTCAAGAAGCTCAAAAACGTATAATATATTGATATATCTTTTAGTATATATACTCCAACATCCTAAAACCTCTCTTTCTGTTGTGCGCAAGACGCTACCGTCGTTAAAGGGGTCTGTATTTCGGGATTTTAAGGAGATAATGCAAGACAAATTCCGAATGTGGGATAACCGCTGCATGAATAAATCTGATATGGTATACACGTTTCCTAATGGTTCGTTCTGTGAATTTTTCTCAACTGACGATGAGCAAAAGATACGAGGAAGAAAACGTAATATTCTGTATTGTAACGAAGGCAATGAAATATCCTTCCTCGAATGGCAACAACTGGTGATGCGTACTACTGATTTTTCAGTTATAGATTATAATCCATCTTTTTCAGATGAGCATTGGTTATGTGATTTGAATAAAGATTCGCGGACTTTTCATTTTATCTCTACTTATAAGGACAATCCTTTTTTGGAGCAAACTATTATAGATGAGATAGAGTCTCTCCAGCATAAGAATAAAGTGCTATGGACTGTGTACGGTTTGGGATTGCAAGCTATGGCAGAAGGACTTGTATTCCCGGATTTTGAAATAGTGGATAAATTTCCTACTTACGCTAAACATGTTGGGGCTGGATTGGATTTTGGATATAGCGCTGACCCTACAGCGGTGGTAAGATGTGGTATAGTAGACGATTGCATGTATCTTGATGAATTGTGTTATCAAACCCACATGTTAACAAGTGAAATAATAGATGTGTTGAAGCCATTAGGGTTATTTGTATATGCAGATAGTGCAGATCCGAGACTTATTCAAGAAATTTCTAATGCAGGTATTGTGATTTATCCAGCGGATAAGTACAAAGGTTCAGTCATGGGCGGTCTGTTTAAGATGATGGAATATAGGCTTTGCGTGACTAAGCGTTCTGTTAATCTCATTAAGGAACTGAAAAATTATGTATATGAACAAAACAAGGATGGCAAGTTTATAAACGCACCTATTGATGCTTATAACCATTTGATTGACGCTGCCCGTTACTGGACAATTGGCAAGATAATGGGAAAGATTTTACTTTCTAAGCAATATGATAAAGATGATTTAGGACTATACTAAAATTGATGATATGAATTTTATAGAAGCAATATTCAATGTTATCCGTAACAAGACCCTAAACGCTGTAGGGGTTGAACGAGATTTGATGAAACTTATTCAAAATAAAGATATTTCCCGTGTACAATCTGTTATGCAAAATCGTGATACGTACGTATCTGATGCCATAAAGGAATATACTCCAGAACTTCATGATGTAATGAAGCGTCCCGATAAGCCGAGAAAGAACAGGCAGCCCTATAAAGTTGAAAAACTTCCCCGGCGCAGACAAGTGTACATAAATGAGGTGGAGTTGTTCTTCTTGTTGGGAAATCCTATATCATGGAAGCCTTCTTTGGACATAGAGGGCAAGGATGAAGCTTTTGATGCTTATATGCAGTTTTTAAAAGATACAAGGTTTAATACTACCATGCGGCAAGCTAAAAGATTGGCGGGGGCTGAAACCGAAAGTGCTAAAGTGTATCATATTTATAATGATGGTGGAAAGCCCGCCGTAAAGGTGCTCGTTATATCCAAATCAAAAGGATATACCCTGAGACCTTTGTTTGACCAATATGAAAACATGATAGCTTTTGGTTATGGTTACTTCTTGAAAGAGGGAGATAGGACAATAGAACATTTTGATATACAAACTCCAAATTTTATATTTCGATGTAAGCGGGCTAATATCGGATGGAATGTAACTCCAGTTGAAAACCCTACCGGGAAAATCAATGTGATTTATTATCGCCAAGATAAAGCCTGGGCAGGCACTGAAAGAAGATGCGACCGAGAGGAAATGATTGATTCTAAAGCTGCTGATACAAATAATTATTTTGCAGACCCTAAGATAAAGGCTACTACAGATGTTATTAAATCTTTGGCCGACCCTGATACTGTAGGTCAGGTTATCCAACTGACAAATAAAGATAATAGCCTGATTGATTATATGACTCCACCAGAATATTCTTCCATGAAAGAGAGCGAAAAGGCGGATTTGAATTCTTCGATTCTTTTCGATTCGTTTACTCCTGATTTTTCTTTTGAAAACATGAAAGGGCTTGGCACTTTATCCGGAGAGGCATTGAAACGGGCTATGATATTGGGCTTCATTAAGAGGGATAATTTAAAAGAAATATATGATATATTGGTTGATAGAGAAAAAAATCTTATTCTTGCCATTATGAAAAATGTTACCCATATCCAACTTAGAGAAAAATTAGAAAAATTGAATATAGAACATGAATTTTCTGAGCCGTTTAATGAGGATGTTCAAGGGAAGTGGGCAGCAGTAGGGAAGGCTTATCAGGATGGAATTATTTCACTTGAGCAAGCGGTTAATATGCTTGCGGTTACTGATAATCGGCAGGAAGAAATACAACGAATATTAGATGAGCGTCAAGCTGTGAATAAACAGAAGGGGGAATAACATCCCCTTTTTTTATAAAATAACAAACCTTTTGCCAATTGTTCGTTTTAGAGCCTTTATAAATTTCTCCCATCTTTTACTAATATCTACTTTTATCCTGAATTTAAAATAATTAAGTATGAAAGAAAAAATATTCAATCAGCTTAAACAGGATTTTTCAAAGCTGGGTTTGTCTGATGAGATTCTTCAATCAGTAGCATCATCGCTTGACGCTATGGGATTAATAACCGATGATAACCTTGCAACTATAGTAAAGGGGCAAGAATCAATGCTGAAATCTTACCAAAGTAATTTTGATAGGCTGCGTACAGAAGGTACAGCCTACAAGAAGGAATTGGAAGAACTGAAAGCAAAAGGTGATGGGGGCGACCAACAGCAACCAACCAATGAGGAACCAGAGTGGTTTACAAGGTACAAGCAGGAGCAAGAGGAGAAAATTCAAAAGCTCATAACTGAAAACCAGTCTGCAAAAGCAGAACAGGCTCGTACAATAAGAAACAATCTGATTCTTTCAAAAGCAAAAGAACTCAAAATCTCGAAAGAGAGAATAGAAGAAGGATTTGCTATCTCCGATGATATGGACGAGGTGGCGATTACAGACTATCTTTCTAAAGTGAGACAGAATGAGGTCGCAAAAGGCTTGGAGGATAAAAGTTCGGCATTCTCCTTGTCTACACCTAAAGACCAGGGCAAAGAACTGGCTAAAGAATGGGCTGAAAAATTGCCGGACGCTAATTAAAAAATAAAGTTATGGCTATTACATTTGAAAAAGAAAAGGTCAAAGGGAATTTCCCCGTTTTTTGGAGAGGTGAGTGCGGCGTTCTTCCAGGAGACTTCAAACTTACAACAGATTTGCCGGAAGGCACTTTTGTTAAAAAAGGCACTCCTATAAAACTTGATTTTGCAAAAATGGAGTGTAAGATCTGCAAAGCGGTGGAAGTTATCAATGGCGGTACCACGACCAAACCGCGGATTAAAAAAGGAAGTTTTGCTGTTAAGTCTGAAACCGTAGGCGGACAGGCAATAAATTCTATTGATTCAAGTAACGCGGACTATGATGTACTAACATTGGCTGCGGCTGCAGAAACGGCTGTTGCGGGAGCTGTACTTGGTATTGGGGAAGATTTGCCAGATGCGGTTGTTGAAACAGACTTTGTATTTACGAAAAACATGTCCTTTCAAACAGTGTCCGCAGGATATGAGGTATTAATTTTGAAGGATGTGGCTTATCCAATGCCAAAGGATTGGCTGGTGGGATATAGCATGAAAAATAACCCGTCTATCAAGTATATTAGACAATAAGGAGGTAAATTATGGCAGGATTATTTTATAGTTCTATTTTTGGCGAACTTACAAAACAAGTGCAAGTTCGCATAGACACGGCATCGGAGTTACGTAAAAGATTGTTCGACCAAAACATCTATGAGAAATATTTGGATTGGGATACTCCTACGATTGGGCTGAACTTTGAAGAGTTGATTGGGCAGTACAATTTGAGTGTGGCTGCTGCGACTTTGGATTCTAAGGGAAAAGAGCCTATTATGGGAACGGACGGTTTGGAAACATTAAAGCAAAAAGTGCTGACCCATCAGATGAGTTATTCTATGCCGATTGAAGAGTACAGAAAAGTCCTTCAAATACTTGATTCTCGTATGTTGACAGATGAGCAGAAAACGCAACAACTCATTAATCTGATGTGGAATAATGTCGGGAAGGTTGTAAATTCTGTGCAGTCTAAACTGGATGTTATATTCTTGGGAGCCTTGTCTAACAAAGGAGTTTTTACATTTGATGAGAAAAACAATCCAGAGGGTGGCGTCCGTGGTGTTATAGACCACAAAATGCCTGCCGAGAATATAGCATCGGCAACATTGGATTGGAATGACGATAATCAAAACAATGTGGACTGTTTTGAAGACATTCAAATGGTATTGAACGCCTCTCAAGAGAAAGTGACACTTGATAAAATTCTTCTCTCACCCAAACGCTTATCATATATTCTTAGAAATAAGAAGATGAAACAGGTTGTTTTTGGTACAGATAAATCTTCTACTCCGCTGTTGTTGTCAAATATGAACGAGTTCATGCGTCAGAATGACTTCCCTATCTTTGAACCAATCAGACGTATCACCCGAATTCAAAACAACGGAACATTAAGTGAGTATTCCCCCTGGAATGACAAGAACTTGGTATTTGTCCCAGCTGGAAAGTTAGGGGTTATCAAAAATGCCTATGCAGACAATGAATTGAGACAAGAACCTGGTGTAACCTATTCCAATTATGGAAGAATTCGGATTTCTCAGTGGGGTAAGGGTGAGACAGACAATTCCAATGGAGTTGAGTTCACAAAGGCGCAGTCATTATCACTTCCTATCATTACTGAGATTAACGGTATCTATTCTTTGACAGTAGAAGCATAATGACAATTGCAGGCTACATAAAGCAGAGATTTTCCTACATCGGTGAAATGTCCGATGTAGGGGCTTCTGATTTTGCATTAGATTTTGGGCTTAATGCAGGCAAGGAAGCTTCTTCTGAGGATAAAAAGTTAATAGGAACATTAATTGATGGTTTTATTGAGAAAAATATTCTCCATCCTACCTCAGTTGGTGAAAGTGGATTTTCTGCATCCTGGAGCGTTGATTCAATCAAGACCCATATTAAACTTCTGTTAAAGAAATATGGCATAGACTTGAATGAGGAAACTGCTGCAATTGTCGGTCTGAGTGTGATTAAAGATGTATCTGATATATGGTAATGTATTTTTCTCCTCACATATTACAAGTATTGGCAGAAGAAAAACCTAAGTATGACTCTAACGGACAAGTTATTGTAAAGCCGGAAAATAATACGTGGGAAACTATAGGTGTTTGCCGGTGCGACGATGATAACACCCAAGAACTAAAGTCAGACAATGGAGATATGTATATGTCGCATTATCATATAGTCTATGAAGGTCGTGGCTTAAAAGAAGGTAGCAATATTCGCTGTTTGTTTGGAGAGACAGTGAAAGCGGAAGGTATCGCACGCAACCCTAAGAGCTGTAATTATTTTAATTATTCGGAGGTTTGGATATGATTACATCATCAGATGCCGGTATCATAGTATATAATGATTGCAAAGTTTTTGGTCTGCCTTTATATCGTAGCTGGTCTTTCCCTAAAAAGAAAGTAGATACGGAGCGTATTGTTGTTCTTTCTAAGCGCCAAACATCTGATACCTATTGGAACAGAGGATTTATTGAAGTTAATTTCTGTGTCCCGGATTATAAGCAGAATGCCAATCTCAAAAGGCTTAACGAACTTGAGCAGTTGGCTGTTGAGACTTTGGATTCCGTAGGATATTATAAGGGTTCATGGTATCAATATTCTGTTGAGAGCCATGGGATAGAGGAAGATACAGATTTAAATTGTCATTTTGTTAATGTAAAATTATTATTTGAAGTATTAAACATAAATTGAGAAGATTATGAAACCATTTATCGGAATTAAAAAGATATGGTACGGTGATGTGTTTACTGAAGCCGTAACTAAAGCATCATTAAAGACGTGGCTTGAGTCTGCCACACAAGTTAAAAACTCACACCAAGATACTTGGCAGTACACAGAGGATGACCCAACCTACACTGATTACATCAACGAACTTTCGGGTAATATTTATTATCGTGATGTAACTCAAAAGGGGGCAAAAACCATTACATTCACAATGGGCGAATATACATTTGACGATAAGATTGATTTGCAAGGTGGCGAAAAGGTTGATACGGATGCGGGCTGGTCGGCATCAGATACTCCGGGAATTGTGAATAAGGGGATTGTAGGGCAGACAAAAACAGGCAATTATGTAGTCTTTACAAATGCTGCGGTTATCGCCAAAGGAACAATGGCCGAAAAAAACATTGGCTTGGGAGTTACTGCTGTTGCGATGGAAAATCCTAATGATAATGTGAAGAGTGACTATTTGTTTGATGGGGAGAAAGTGGAAGCTGCCGCCTTGATGTCAGCAGAAGCGCCTGTCAAGAGCAAACCTACCATTTAAATAAATTTCTATGAAACCAAAGGGGTGTAGTGTAAATTGCACCCCTGTTTAATATATTAATAATGAATGCTGCGAAAATAGTAAATAGCTCTATTATTGGCTCTGACTTTAAGACAATTGTCGTCAATAACAAATCATATATCATATCACCTCCTACTATTCATAGGATAGCAGGCGCAGGGTATTACTTAGCAAATTTCCCCGAATGTAATACGCTGCATGATATACTTGTTTCATTAAAAGATATGGATAATGCGGCACATGCTTTGTCTTGGTTTATAAAAGGAAACGATAGCCTTTTTGATGAATTATTAAAAGGCACATTTAATGAAATTGTGGAAGGATTAGAAATCGCTTTTTCTTTAATTTCTGCTGAAAATTTTTACAAGCTGTCAATTTTAGCGAAGAACGTGCAAAGTCTGACAGCAAAACAGAAGTAGCAGGTAATACCTGCCTGCTTGGACAGATTGCAACGTTCATGGAAAATCTGCATCTGCCATATGATGATGTTGTATTCCGAATACCGTACCGTAATTTAATCATTATGCAGAAAGATAAACTTCATACTGTTTTTGGCGAAGTTTTGCAAGAGGTTTCCGATGCAGAAATGTTTAAGAACCGGAAGTTTGATGAATGATTAAAGAGAAAAGGTTATCTTTGCCCCCAAAAATAATCTTATATGGCACAAGAAGGCAAATACGCATATGACGAAGAAAGTGTTAAAGCAATCATGAATTGGGCAGAAACCGTACAATTGCCAAAGGAAGTAATATTATCGGAATCCGAACATATATACGATACATCTCTGTATATTCGGGCAAATATCAACGACATCAAGCAACACTATCCGGATGCGTTTTACAATCCGGCAATTGATAGGCTATACAGATTAAAAGAGTTTATGGAAAAATGAATAAAGCCCCATTGAAAGATTGGGGCTTTATTTTTTGCTATAATGGTACCTAATAGAGAGCACATAAACCGTGATTATTTCATCATTAACTGAATAGATAATGCGATGTTCCGAATTTATACGCCGAGACCATTTGCCGGACAAATCATATTTCAGAGATTCCGGTTTGCCTATTCCGGTATAAGGGTGTTTGGCTATATCTTCAAGCAGTGACAATATTTTATTTATTATAGCCTTATTACCGCTTCGTACAAAATATTGGTATTCTTCTTTTGCTTGTGCGGAAAGTGTTATTTTGTACATACAACGCGATTTAAAAAGTCTGACATACTTTCTCCCTCATGTTGAGAAACGCAATTTCCATTCTTAATATCTTCTTCCCCTTTTCTTATAGCTTCCATCGTTGCCGGAGATTTCATTATATATTCAGTTTCTTTAATGGAGTTGTATTCATCTAAAGATATGACAACAACGCTTTCATTGCCGGCACGGTGCACCAGCAACGGCTCACTATCATTTATCACACCATCGAGATAGTGTTTAAGGTTGTTTCTCAATTCAGAATAATTTGCTGTTCTCATAGACTTCTTGCTTTTATTATTTAGTACAAATATAAGTACTTATTATTGTACTTGCAAGGTCGCGGCGTTTTTTCTTGTTAATTTGATGTTTTTTAGTAAATAACAAACCTTTCCCTAATTGTTTGTTCTGCGTCCTTGATTTTTTAGGCGGAAATCGTGTATGGCGATACCTTTACAAGAAAATATCGGTTATGAATATAAAAGTAGATGCTTCCGGTTTAGATGAATTTATAGAAGAAATAGAGAACGAAGTCTCTACTGCTATGATTAATGCTGCTCATAGCGCTGTTGATACTCAAAAGACTTCTAATATAAGTAATAAAAAAACATATCAAAATCATACATGGAACTTGCGGAATGCTCCGGGAGCTGTCGTCTTTCGGAATGGGAAGATTGTCGATATGTATGTACCGGCTGACGGTGCCCATGGAGAAGCGAAAGAGCAGACGGAAAGTATGTTGATTTATGGCAATCATCCCCAAGACGGTGTAGTATTTGCTGATGGGATGCATTATGCGAGCTTCGTAAGCGCAAAAGGTTTTGATGTTGACGATAGTGCACGAATTAAACTATCAGAAGAATTAAGTAAAGTGTTCATGAAAAAATAATTGGTTATGGCTGGGTTAAAATTTAGCGCAGATATTGAATTAGATAAGATTGTTAAGTTGCGCACAGAAATAAAGGGGCTTAAGGCTGATATGATGGCTTTGGCAGGTAAGCCAAATAGTGGAAATACCATGAAGAGTCTCGAAAGGCAGTTAGACAAGGCTACGAAAGAACTTGATAAGTACATGAAGAAGTACGCATTGATGAAGAAAGCCTATGAGGAAATTTTAAAATCTGACAATACCGTTAAGGCAGTGCATGAAGAAACTCAGGCCTTACAATCCACAAATAAATGGATTGTCGCAAATACGCAAGCTGTAAAAGAAGCTGATGCTGAAATAAAAAAATTGAAGTCTGACTTTGCAGCTCTCAATGATACAGAAAAGGTGGGCGACAAAGGATATAACATATTGCGTCAAGTAGAACAACAAGTAGCCGTACGGAAGAGGGAAGAAGAAGCAGTTCGGGCAAATATAAAAGCCCAAAAAGAACAAATCATACAGAATAACTCAGAAGAAGGAAGTATAACTCAATTGCGTAAGCAGTTGTCACTTATGCTTAATCTCTATGATAATATGGGGAGAATAAAGCGTTCCGGCAATTCGGGCAAAGAACTTCTTGCTCAAATTAGAGTTATTCAAACTGAATTAAACGAGGCTGAACAAGCATCCGGTCGTTTTCAAAGAAATGTCGGCAACTATTCTTCTGCATTTAATGGACTTGGTATGTCAATCCAGCAGATAGCAAGAGAACTTCCTGCCGCAACGATGGGCGTCAATATGTTCTTCTTGGCAATCAGTAACAATCTTCCGATTTTCTTTGATGAAGTCCAAAAGGCAAGAAAAGAATACGCCGCATATATCGAAGAGCTAAAAAAAGGCAATACAGAAATCCAGAAAGTTGCTCCCGTTTGGAAACAGATAATTTCCGGTGTGTTTTCATTGAATACCGCTTTGGTTGTAGGTATAACTTTGCTCACTGCTTATGGGAAAGAGATATTCAATTATCTTGATGGATTGATTAATACTAAAAAAGTTACAAATGATTTGTCCGATGCTACCAAAGTTTTTAATGAGATGGTAAATAAAGGTACAAAGGATGCACAGCAAGATATTACACGGCTTAATTTATTGTATAAAGCAGCCACAGATGTTGCAAGGGGACAAGATGAACGCAATAAAGCTGTTGCAGCGTTACAAAAGGCATATCCGGATTATTTCAAGAATTTAGATGCAGAGGCTATAAAAAATGGAACAGCGCAACAAAGTTATGAAAATTTAGCTGCTTCTATTTTAAGAGCTGCACAAGCAAGGGCAGTAGAAAACCGAATTGCAGAAAACAGGAATAAGGCTATTGACCTTGAAGAGCAAATAGATAAAGCATACGAAGGATATGAAGAAGCACAGAAAAAACTAAAGGAATTAATAGCAGAGCGGGATAAAATAGACCGAGAGGCAATGCCGGATTTATATTCTGCCGCTCAAATAAACATCGGTGCTCAATTAGGGAAAATACATAGTATGGAGAATGACGCGGCTAAATTGAGGACAGAATTGTATCAACTAAACAAGCAAAGTCAAGAACTTGCTAATAGTATTTCCGCTATTGATTTGACATTTAATAAAGGGGATGATAGTGACAAAGGCGCTGGTAGTAGAAATATCAACGCATTAACGTCCCAACAAGATAAGATATTAGGACTTGAAAGCAAGTACGCATTGGAGCGTAGGCGAAAAGCTGAGGATTTGGAGTATCAGATTGCGCAGGCTCGTATTAGCGCCATGGCTGATGGTTATCAAAAGGTCAAGGCACAGCGTGATTTGGATAACAAGAAAGAAATTCAAGATTTGCAACGGCAGAAAGAAAATGCTATTCGTGCGGAAATAGAGGCTCAAAAAAAGGTTTTTGATGAGCAGGAGAAATTGAAGGCTAAACAGAACAAAGGATATAAAACAAAAAACTTTGACGCTTCCGCAGTAGATACTTCTAATATAAGTTCTGCTTTTGATTCTATCATCGGATATGTAAGTAACAGGCAAAAGGATGATTTAATGAGAGAGCAGGAAAGCGCATGGAATGAATATCTCATAAAATATGGTGATTATCAAAAGAAAAAAGAAGCTATAACCAAAGAATATGCAGCAAAAATAGATAGTTCTCTAACGAAAGGAGAAAGAGAATCTTTGAAAAAAGACCTTGAAGCTCAATTGAGAGAACTAGATTTTTCCGAATTTAAAAAATCAATTGATTTTGCTGATGTGTTTGGAGATTTAGATATGCAGACAACTGATGCTTTAAAATTTCTCCGTGATAAACTAAAAGATTACATTAATGCTGCTGCAAAAGATTTGCGACCAGAAGATTTAAAGGAACTACAAGATGCCTTGAAAAATATTGACTTTAAAATAGCTAAGCGTTCTCCTTTTAAAGAGCTTTATTCCGGTTTGTCTGAATACAATACAGCGCAAAATGCTGTTAAAAAAGCCCAAAACGAGTTGAACTTAGTTATGTCTGGAGGAGAAGTGATAACAGGAGTGTACCAAGATGAAACCGGTAAACTTGTAAAAAAATTACTTTCACAAGAAGAAGCAGAAAAAAAACTCTCTAAAGCTCAATCTGATAGGCAAGGTGTTCTAGCTAAATTAACAAAGGCTGCAAATACAATAGGCTCTCAAGGTATGGAAATTGTCAATGCTGGAAACCAAATAGTGGACATGCTTGGGAATTTTGGTGTTGCAGTACCTGAAGCTGTAGCTGAAACGTTGAACGGCATTGGGCAGACTATGAATGCTCTTGAAAGTATTGATTTAACCAAGCCGTTCTCCGCCATAACTGGAAGTGTTGGAGTCTTAACCGGAATTGGGAATACAATAGCTGGATTGTTGGGATTCGGTGGCGCTGACTACTCCGGCTATGAAAAGATGAAAGCTCAATATGAAAATCTCATATCTATTTGGGATGAGCTTATAACCAAGAAGATGGATTATATTGACATCGACTATGGAACGGAGGCGATAAAAGCGGCAGAAGAAGCCGAACAGCTTGTAAATATCCAGATAAGCAGGCAAAGGCAACTAATCAAGCAGCTTGCATCCAGCGGGGCAAGTGTCGGCTCCCACTCATTGGGATACCGTATAAATGACAGATTGTCCAAAGAAGACTATCAACGAATTTCAGGTTTAGTCGGGCAAAAGATTACAGCGGAATATCAGTTGTGGGATTTGTCTTCCGAACAGATAGAAAAGATACTTTCCGATGAAAAACTGGTTTCTGTACTTGATACCGTCAACAAGGATTTTGTTACTTATTTGCAGAATATTGTAGATTATGGAGAACAACTTACCGAGATTGCACAAAAAGAAAAAGAGGCTATTACTGGGATAGGTTTTGATGAGTTTAAAAGTGGTTATGCAGATTTACTTTCTGATTTGGATAGTACCAACGAGGATTTTGCCGATAATTTCGAGCAACATCTTCAAAAAGCCATATTTCAGTCTCTTCTTGCAAATAAATATAAAGAACAAATTCAAAGACTATATGATTCATGGGCTGAGTATGGAAAAGATGGGATAACTTCTGACGAGGCACAAGCACTTCGTAATATGCAACAGAATCTTACAAATAGCCTGCTTGCGGAACGTGATAAACTGATGCAAGATTTTGGCTGGCAATCAGATTCCGCCCGTGAAGCTTCACAGAAGGGAATTGCTACGGCTTCGCAAGATTCGGTAGACGAGAACAACGGTCGGTTGGCTGTTATGCAAGGGCATACATACTCCATCAATGAAAATGCCAACCGTATGGCTAATGGCATTGACAGCCTTTTGAACTATGCCTCTTCCGGACTCTCATTAACTACGGATATAGAAAGGACGGCTAAAGCAATTGAAAGCCAAAGCAGAGATGCCCTTAACCACTTGGCAAACATTGATAGCTATACGTCTAATCTTGTGGATATAAGACAATATATGTATGCCGTGAAAAACGGTATTGACACATTAAACACTAAAGGGTTAACACTTAAACGATGAAAGGACAACTTTATATAGACAATAAGAACATCTTTACTGAATTGGGTGTCGCCACTATGCAGGGTAATTACGGTGAATTGGTAGCGTTTTCACCCTCTAAAACCCCGGACAGCAACGATTGGGCAGAAGAGGACGGCAGAGAGTTTGACCTTTCGGAAATACATCTTGACACGAAAGAGGTCACGCTTGAATTCGGCTTCTTTTCGGAGTGGGGGTATAATGACTTCGTAGTCCTGTTGTCTGATATGGGATACCATGATTTCAACTTTCCGCAGTTGGGACGTACATTTAGATTGAGGTTATCCTCGCAGAACAGTTTTGAGATGTATAGTAACACCGAACGCTCTAAGTTCACTTTTGCCAATGATTTCCCGCGCCCGTATGGCTATATCTATCAGGAACCGATGAATAGCATTCTGCTGCCGAAAGGTTACGAGTTGGATGGTGTGGACTTATCTGTTTATGGTGTGCTAATTCTCAAAGGCAGTAATGCGGAAATATTCAAAACCCCGGCTGTGAAGAAGAACTTCTTGCGGAACTTCAAGTATCGGGATGGCGCTGTCTATGACGGTGAATACGTGAAGTTCCAGACGAAAGATGTGAACCTTAAATGTTTAATGCGTGCACCGGACTTCGATACGTTTTGGCGGAACCGTGACGCTCTTTTGTATGACCTCACTAGGCTATCCACCAAGACCGATGCCGAAGGATACGAGTATAAAGACGCGGAGCGCATGTTTTATGTTGACGAATGGAATGAAAACTATCCATGTTATTACAAAAGCTGCAAAACTGACAGCTTTAATCCTATTGATGGTATATGGTGGGCGTTTACTCTAACTCTTGTATTTACCAGCTTTCGACTTGGAAATACCGAATATTTGCTTGCTTCGGAAGCAGGGGAGCTTATAGTAACCGAAGATGAAAAATATTTTATTGATTTAGGAGATTAGAATATGATTACTTTACATAACGGCAATGAAACAATCGAGCTTCTGACGGATGATAATAGTTATTCCTATGAAGCTGTAATGGGCGAAGATGCACTTACACTGTATTTTTCTTATCCGGGCTATCTGAATGTCCCTGTAGGTTCATGGTGTGAGTTCTACGGCAAGCGTTATTCCTTGAAGAAAGACAGCAATTTCAAGAAGAACGGAGAAAGGAACTACGACTATACGCTTATCCTTGAAACCTCGAAAGCCGATACGGAACTTTGGAAGATACGCAATACGGTAGACAACCGTATCAAGTTCCCTTATACCGCCAAACCTAAAGAACACCTCAAACTAATTGTCGATAATCTGAACAGGCGTTCTTCGGGCTGGGTAATCGGTGACTGTATAGATGGTACGGAAAAGCTGATTAACTACAACCATACCTATTGCTTGGACGGTTTAAGCCAACTGGCAGAAATTTATGAAACAGAATATCAGATTACGGAAGCTGTTATAGAGGGTGTGCATACAAAGACTGTACACCTAAAGAAAGTCGAATACAACAAGGATAATCCCCTTACTCTTTCTTATGGTAAAGGACATGGCTTTAAAACTGGTGTAGGACGGGAAAGCGGTGACATTCCGCCTGAAATTATCCTTGTAGAAACGACTGATAGAAACATAGATTATTCCAAATATGGTGCGAAAGAATTGCTGATGCCCAAATCACAGATCATTCGTTATGACGGTACGCACTTCGATGGAGAGGACGGTTTCAACGCTGCTATCTCCCGAACTTATAAGACTGACGAATACGGTACGGCCGTTATGCGTGCCGACCATGAGCTAACCACTGCCAAAGAGGATAGCCTGGATTGCACAGAGATTTACCCGTCACGCGTAGGAAAGGTTAGTGAGGTTAGCACAGTAGATACGGAGAAGCATTTCTATGATTTTTACGATAATGCCATTCCTGATAACCTCAATTTTGAGGATTGCCTTATCGAAGGAGAGAAGATGACTGTTATCTTTCAATCCGGCATGCTTTCCGGCAAAGAATTTGAAGTGAAGTACACCCATGTAGGACATAAATTCGAGATAATCCCGCAGGAGATAGACGGTATCACCATGCCGGACGGTGGCGTATGGATGCCGGAAGTTGGCGACAAATACGCAGTGTTCGGTATCCAGTTGCCCGAAGCCTATATCAGTGATAATGCTACAAGAACGGGCGCATCATGGGATGTGTTCCGGGAAGCCGTCAAGTATCTCTACGAACATGAAAACAAGATGTTCACTTTTACTGGTACATTGGATGGTATTTGGGCAAAGAAACGCTGGTTACAGGTTGGTGGTAAAATCGTATTAGGCGGTTTCGTGAACTTTACGGACAATCAGTTCCATCCCGAAGGCTCTCTTATCCGTATGGTAGGTATCAAACGGTTTGTAAATAACCCGTACAGCCCCGAAATAGAACTGTCCAACACTCCGGTAGGTACATCCGTTGCCAGTGAACTTAATAAGATAGAAACGAACGAGGTGCAGGTTGAGGAGAACCACAAGAAGGCACTTCAATTCACCAAGCGTTACTATCGTGATGCAAAGGAAACGATGGAAATGCTTGCCGACAGCCTGCTTAACTTCTCCGGTGCAATCAATCCGATAACGGTTGCCACGATGCAGATGCTCGTTGGTGATGAAAGCCTCCAGTTCCGTTTTGTGAACTCCAAGACCGACCCGGTGGTAGTCAACCATGATATTAGTTATAATCCGAGTACAAAGGTTCTGAACGTTCCGGCAGGTATCATCCAGCACATGACATTAGGGATTAAGACCTTATCCAATGCTCATGCAACCGGTGATTACAAGTATTGGGATATGGCGGAATACAATTCCCCCTCACTTGTCAATCCGGAAAAGAAATTCTATTTATATGCCAAGTGTAGTAAGGGTAACCAATCAGGGATATTCCTTTTGAGTGAAACTGCTATTGCGTTGGAACAGATAGACGGATATTATCATCTGCTTGTCGGTATCCTTAACAGTGAGAATAACGGGGAGAGAAGCTTTGCCACTTTGTACGGATTTACGGAGATACTGCCCGGACGAATAACTACGGATAAGATAGTTTCTTCTGACGGTAAGACCTATTTTGATTTGGTAGCGAATGAGATAGCCGGACGTATCAGGTTTTTGGACGGTCTTATTTCAGGTTTGGTCGGTATCGGTAATGGTGATGGCATCAATGCCGGTATGTCCGGTGAGGGAAATTCCGGTTCTGATGTACGTATATGGTCAGGTGCAAATGAGAAGAACAGGGAAAGTGCGCCTTTCAGGGTACTTCATAGCGGAAAAATGATAGGTACGGATGTGGATTTGTCAGGTATTATCCATCTTAATGCTGAATATGTTAAAATATCTGATAATTTTGATATTGATAGCGGGAGCCTTATAACAAACGCTGCGGATTTGGTTTTGCCAGAAATAGAAGGAGATTATTCACGCGTAATTCGTTGGGTAGTGCCAATGTTTACAAGGGTTCTTCTGCAAATACATTTAAAAACAGCTAATTCTAGAGTTTTTATAGCTCCTAATGGCGATGCTCTAAATTCAGTTTCATCGCTTTCAATTAATGTAGGAATGGATTCCGGGGAAATAGTTGGCTTTAAAAGGGATGGTTATACTTATTGGAGTGTATTCAAACATATACATGAGGAGTTGTAAACCTGCAAATAACAAACCTTTTGTCAATTGTTCGTTATCTGCGATGTAAAAAAATGGCAAGTCTGTTTCTCTGAACTAATTTTGTGAAAAACAGAGAAATGGGTATGTTATTTAGAAAATTATCAATGTGTTTGCATAAACTGTGTGAAGATGCACGGGGCTTTGATAATAGACTTTTAAGAATAGTAACATAGAATACACAAGCCTTTGAGCTAACGTACCCATACGTTGTGCTCAAGGCTTTTTTATTGATATAACATTATGCCGTTAATAAAGAAGAAAATATCAGAGTTTCCTCTTGCCGATAGCCTAAAGGGATTATATACCATTGGTTACAAAATCATAGATGGTATCAAGACCAGTGTAAAGGTTAGCTTGGAAGATATTCAGACCGCTTATCAGGATGTCGTTAATGCAATTAAAAAATCCGAGGAAGCGACCAGTAACGCAAATAATGCTGCTGTAACCGCCGAAGAAAAAGCCACAGCCGCTAATGTAGCCGCCCAGGAAGCCGAAAAGATTGCCAACAATCCGACATACATCGGCAAAGACCACTATGTCTATGTGTATAACAAGGATACGGAAAGTTTCGATAAGACGGATATTTATTGCAAGGGTGAACCGGGGAGCTCTTTCCGTGTAGCCGGCGAATACGCCACCCTTGAAGCCTTGAAATCCGCTGTTCCCAACGGTTCGGCAGTTGACGGGTTCATGGCTGTAGGTACGGAAGCCCCTTATGATTACTACGCATGGGTGAACGGTGAATGGGTAAGCCAGGGTAAGATAGGCGGCATAGACGAAGCACCAACTGATGGAAAGGCATACGGTCGTAAGAATGGGGATTGGGCGGAAGTCTCTGATAAGAAGTATGTCGATGACAGCATTTCAAGCGCTCGTAGTGTTGGCTACATGATGCAGCTTACAGAGATTGACGCCTCCGGGTTGGATGAAAATACGTGGTATCCGGTTATTATTAAATTAGATACTCTGAATTTCTACAGGATAGAAGTTCACGCGACACTTGGTATGACTGGTTCCCCGTCATGGGCTGAACATGATGAAGGTTTTGTTTCTCACAAAATTTGGGAAGTTAATGCTGAAGGATATGGAACTGCTCAAATAGTTCGTAATATTTTTATATCTACTTATAGATTTGCTAATATAGACCCTGTAAGAGGTATAGGTCAATTAACTCGAAATAGTTTTGAATATGTTTATGTACGAGGTGGTGGTAAATATCAGTTTTACACTTCTCATGAATTTAATATTCAATTGATAACAAGCAGGCTTGAAGTTGGATATGAAGAAGTTATAGAACCAACTACTGAAACCCCTGCGGAAATAGTGGCGAATATAGCAACAACTGATTATGTGACCCATGTTAATTACGGCAAAGTAATTAATGTTGAAAGAAATGACTATATCAACAATATCAATGCACAAGGGCCCGAGGCAGAAGATAGGATTAATAAACTATTTGGAAGTATAGATAATTTTAAAAATGTGGTATGGGATATTATAAATTATCATTCTAAATATCTTTTTCACTTATTTGGACTATCAACTAATTGTGCAGAGTTAAGTAATGTGTTTGTGTACTCCAGCACCAATGAGAATAACAGATTTTTGTTAAGTTGTACATTCTCATATTTAGACTATTGCAAACATTGCAAAATTGATGTCACAGACGTTTCTAAAGAAGTAATTATTAAAGACCTTGTTGCTTCCGACAACCTCACCACCCTCACCAAGAAAACCGCTGCCGAGTACGAGGTTATTGGCTCTAAGGATGCCAATACAGCATATTGTGTAACCGATTAAAGGATAATGATTATGTTAAAAATAGGAGAATTGACCTCAGGGCTATTTGCTGGAGATAAGCTGATTGCGGGCAAAGAATTTGATTGGAGCAAATTATATGATGCTTTAACCTATTTACCACCTACTGATACACAATATAGAACAAGAATGTTAATAATAGCCAATCTTAGTTCACACGATATTAGTCTATATAGAAGTGGACAATTAACTATTGTTGAAAGTGGTAAAATAGATTGGTATTCTAATGGTGTAGGTAGTAATATTGATTTTGATATACAAAATGAAAGCAACGGCCCTGTTAGATATTTAGAAATCTATAAATGTAGACTTGTAGGTAGTAGTGATTCGCAAATGGAAATTAATGAAAATATATGTCAACCTGGAAGTGCTATTCAAAGTTTTATTGCTGGCGATTTTGATGATTTAGATTATGTACTTTTTGTTTTTGATTATAATGAATAAATAAGATGATGTATATGAAAACAATCTACTACAACAGCAAATTAGCCAAACTTATCCTCTTTGGAGGCTACACAACAATCATGTTCATCGGCTTCATCCTTACGAAGCTGAAAGAGTTGTCCGAAACAACCATACGTCATGAACGTACACATCAGAAACAGTTCTTCGAGTGCATGGAGATAGCGGCTATCCCATCCGTATTGTTGGCGTTTCATGTCAGCGCATGGTGGTTGCTCCTTATCCCGCTATTCTATTACATTCTGTATTTGGCTGAATGGTTTGTAAGCTTCGTGTACCATCTGTTTACAGACGATAAGATTGGGGACGGCAAGGTCAATAAAAACGCTTACCGTGCGAGCGCATTTGAAATGGAAGCCAAACTCAACCAGGATAATCCGAACTATCTGAAAGAACGCAAATGGGGTGCATGGTTCAGATACTACGGCAAGATATGAAAATCCCGTCCTACTCTCACGAGCAAAACGGAATGACAGTAGTTCGCTTATTTGATAAGAGACACAAAGATAGGAATAATTGACAAATAACGATAAGATGAAGAATAACATTATTACCCAAAGCATACCGGGTGGTTTCTCGGTAATAGCAAGCAGTTTTATTGCACAGTCATTGGAACACATGATACCGTGGCTGATAGTAACATTTTCAGTCGTTGTATGCGATTTGATGTTCGGGATAAGGAAATGCCTGCTATTGGGTGAAGAAGTACGCTTTTCAAGTGCCGTGCGCCGTACCATGGGTAAAATGGTGACATACTTTGCTTTTGTCTGTATGGTGGTGATGATAAACATTGCTTCCGGCAATAAATGGAATATTGATGTGTATTCATGCTTGTTTGTCTGCTTCATAGAGTTCTGCTCTATCATAAGTAATATCTTGAAGCCAAAGGGATATAATTTCAATTTACTGAAAGCGTTGGGATTGTTCGGAAAGAAAGTGCTCGATGTCGAGAAAGAAGATATGAATGAAATAATAACTAAAGATAAGGAGTAACAAAATGAAAAAGAAACTGATTATCGCAGCGATTGTTATCGCTATCATCGTGGGAGTTATGCTTTACATGCACTACACACCGTTTTGGGTGAACCTGACTACTGTTGTATCATTCGGTGTCGGTGTTGTTGCCGGATGGGTGGCTCGTGTGGTTTATGACAAATATTTCAAGGAGGACGCGCAGAATGAAAATATTGATTGACAACGGACACGGAAGCAACACTCCGGGCAAGTGTTCACCGGACGGAAGATTGAAAGAGTATGCGTATACCCGTGAGATTGCCACACGTTTGGAAGCCGAATTGCGCAAACAAGGCGTTGACGCAGAACGTATCGTCAAAGAGGAAATAGACATTCCTCTATCGGAGCGTTGCCGTAGGGCGAACGAATACAAGGCAAGTGACACAATCCTCGTATCTATCCACTGTAATGCAGCGGGAAGCGGCTCTGAATGGATGCAGGCACGTGGTTGGGAAGCGTGGACTTCGGCAGGTCAGACGAAAGCCGATAAATTAGCTGACAGCTTATATGCGGCAGCCGAACGACTTTTGTCGGGTATGAAGATACGCAAGGATATGACGGATGGCGACCCTGATAAGGAAAGCGGGTTCTACATCTTGAAGCACACGAAGTGTCCGGCAGTCCTTACAGAGAACCTATTCCAAGACAATAAGGAAGATGTTGGCTTCTTATTATCGGAAGAGGGCAAACGGGCAATAGTGGACTTGCATGTGCAGGGAATTGTGAACTATTTGAATAACTCTAAAAAGTAAACATCATGGCAGCAGAAGTTTTATCATTTCAAAAAGAAGAAGGCAAAACAGCGTATTACGCAACGTTTGTCAGTGACGGCAATCCCGTTACCATACAGATAAAGAACAAGGGCGGAATGGTGACTGTATTTGCCAATATCGAGGGCATGAATCCTATCCCGCTTTCCCCAAATGCCAATCAAGCCTTAGGTCCTTCCAATGTGATATTTCGTCTTATTGGCATAGCGGCAGGTATGGAAATTACAATAAGAAGTGCTACGAAAGTGTCAGAAGCGAAAATGATTAAAGAGGGATAGCCTTATGAAACCAATCACTATCCCTTACATCAGCATTCCTATAATCGGCATTCCCGTAATCAGCATACTTACCATAGGGTTTCCCGGTGCTGGCGGAAATAAGCCGCATCCATTTCCTGACGAAGGGTATTTATTATTGTCGGATGGCACTCCGTTATTGTTGGCTAACGAAGAGCCGATATTGCTTACAAGTAAAAATAAATAGTAGTATGGAAGAGAAAACAGAAAAAGGACAACAAATTGGACAACTCCCCAAAAGAGACGTTTTGACGGGTAATGAGCAGTTTCCATTTCAAGAAGACAGAGAAAACGGTTCTATCACCCCTAACGCCCTAAAGAGTTTCATTAGTTCTGGAAAAGGTGGATATATGAGCTATATAACCGAGTATAATGTTTCTATTCATCATCCTTCATCCGGGATTGATGGCAGTAATAGATATACATTAGAAGATGCTATTGTTCAAGTTCCGGAAACTATAAGAATAGCCGGGCTAAAGGTGTCATTCTTGAACAATAGCGGACTTGTGGAGACATGGGAATTTGCAGGTGGAGTATTTGAAAATATCGAGAACTGGAAGTCAAATGAAGATAAATTGACTGACATTAGAGATGAAGCAATCAGTAAAATAAAGGAAGTTGAAAGCGATGCTATTTCCAATTTCAGTTCCCAGCGTGTTACTCCTGATATGCTGTCCGAATCAACCAAGCAGTTTATTAATGCAAGTGGTGGCGGTACGATAAACAATCTTGCGGATGACGAAGACCTTGTGTCTGTAGACAAAGGGGAAAACTTAAGTGTTTTAAAATTTGCTGACCGCCCTTTTAGTCCTGACAGATTCAGCGGCAAGGGGTATAAGATATTGCGTAGGAATATTATAGACGGTAAAAATATACTTACGCAGGAAATGATAAATCAGCCTGATACTATATATGAAATCAGGTATGATTTTAATTTGGATGGCGCAGAAATAAATATTCCAACTAACTGTACCTTACTATTTAAAGGTGGAAAAATATTTAATGGTAAGTTAAAAGGTAAGATAGAGAATGACTTTACTATGCCTGAATGGTTTAAAGACTCCGATAATAATGATTGGCATGACGCTTTCCAACAAGCAATAGATATTTGTACTACCATAAAATTATCAGAATGCGTCTATGATATTTATCAACCTATTACTATTTATGTTTATACATCTATTTATGGGAGCGGAATCGGAAAAACTGAAATAGTATCTCATATAAAAAATGATTTTTTAATATATCAAAATTATTCTAAAGACGGAATAACCCCTTTAAGTAAGCCATGGTCATTTTGTACGATTGAGAATTTATCATTTTGCTATGAAAAAAGTGGATGGGTGGATGATAAGGATATTCAATATAATGAAGGAAGTAAGTGTATACTGAAAGAAAGTTATTTAAAATTAGATAAGATAGAATTCAAACACTTTGAAGTTAATATTTATGCTCCCAATTATTCTGACAATTTATATATGATTAATTGTATTAATGATTGTCGAAGTTTTCTGAAGAAGCCCGGGTATAATAAATTTAAAGATGCTAATATTATATATTTAAATAATGGAGATAATTTAGTTATTTCTAACTGTCAATGGTTTAGTTGTTATTTTAGAACTTGCTCTAATGTGCTTTTATTAAATAATATACAGGTAGGCATTAGATTAGAATATTCTCAATGTTGTGTAATATCACATCATTTAGAAGAGACTAAGAAGTTTGGCATATCGTTGAATAATAGCAAATTAAACCTTTACAATTGCTTTATGCATATACCTGAAGATTATTCAGAATTAATCCGTGTATATAGGTATGGTTCCTCATATATTGACATATCCACATTACATATTACTTATAAAAATGGTTCTGATTATGAATTTAAACAAGGAAATCTTATTACCGCAGAGAGAGATGGAATACTTTATTGTACAGGAAAAAATGTATTTGTAGACACAAATGATACTTATAAACCTGCTTCTGTGTGTATAAACGATAAAATAATTGATGTAGGGGATTCTGATTTTAAAATATATAATAATGAATTAATTCAAACTCAAATATATAAAGGAGATGCCGTTTTAAGTGGTGTAGAACTAACAAACACCACTAATATTAGTTTTGAAGATATAACTTTACAGTCTGGGATTTACAAATATAAATTGTATAGTGTTATAGATGAAAAAAGAAAATTATATAAAAAAAATGAAACAGAACTATCTGTTAATTATACAGATAACAATTTTATAAAACTTTCATTTTATAACTATAATACATGCAATACAAAATATATGATTATTAGAACTAGTCCTGATAATACTAAACACCAAATTATTGTTCATCCAATAAAATCATTAAACCCTGCTTATTATGACAATGGTATAGGATTATATGGTAACGAAAAATGGCAAGAATACTCAGAATTAGAAAATATAAATGACTGTGATTTATATATCTATGATAGTGTTACTAATAACTGTACAATTCATGCTAAAGCTATTCCAAAATATGGAGAATGGATAATAGGCGATATGGTAGTAGTTGATGGAAACACATATACCTATAATGGAAAATCATGGTTGGATGCAAGCGGTACTCCGTCTTCTGTTGTCAGGTCAGGGATAACAGGAGAAAGACCACAAAATGTTTTGGCTGGGTTCTGTTATTTCGATAAGACAATAAATAAGCCTGTATGGTGGAACGGTTCTTCATGGACAGATGCCAATGGAGCTACGGTATAGTGCTTTACTAATTGTTTAATTATTTATAATATGAAAAATAATATTTTAGGTGCGGTGGTCTATCTATCCACCGCCATAGTATTCGGTGGCAGTACTGCACTGCTGATGCTCTTTATCAAGGAGAACAGCGACCGTTGCCACTACTATAACGGCAAGTGGAACAAAGCAGACTTGCTGTGTGGAGTTGCTGCAATATGTGCAGGCATGGTTGTTAATCATTATCTGTTGAAGTTATGAAGAAGTTAGTGTATATAGTATTTCTTGCGTTGACGGTGTATTCCTGTAGGACGAGGACTGTTTATATGCCGGTTGAGACAAAGGTTCTTGACAGTGTGGTTTTCCATGATACTACATTTCAAGAGAAGCTGATACCGTACAAGGACAGCGTATCTGTTGCCGATACAACGTCATTCCTTCGCAATCCGTATGCCTACAGCTATGCTTCATTTAGCAACGGGATATTGAACCATTCATTGGGCATTTATCCTCATGCTACGGTAACGGTCAAAATGCCGTATTTTATCGAAAAGATAAGAAGGATTGAAGTGCCCAAGCCTTATCCGGTAGAGAGGGAACTGTCATGGTGGGAAAAGTTTAAAATCAATTACGGTGGTGCCAGCATTTCGATAAATCTGACATGTGTTTTATTCGTAATTGTTTGGCTCACCATAAAGATAAGAAAGAAATTAACGATGTAGAAGTTGGCTTGTAGCTGACACTCTTTTGGGGCTTAGAGTATAAAGAAAGCCCCCAACGAAATCACGTTGATATTGCCACATAAAAACATGATAAAGCATAAGACCCTTTCCGTTGGAGGCTTTAATATCTTCAACACGGTATCTTATGCTTTGTTCGTATATAATCAAATATTTTATGTGGCAGGGCAAAGATAAATATAAAATTCAGAAAAACTATGTGTAAGTCAGAAATCTTTGCCGAAACAATCAATCTCGTGGCGCAGGAGACCGAAATACCCGCCAGCCGAATACTATCTTCGGATAAGGATACGGAAACCGTAGACGCCCGCTATCTGCTTGTACAGTTGCTTGTCGAAAGGGGAATGTATCCTTCGCAGATAGCTCCTAAAATCCACAAGACCAAACGTGCGATAAACTACATGATTTCCAATTTCCAGGAACGTATGGAAGGCGGGAAAATGTTGAGAATATATTGGGAAAACATTAGGAAAGCGTTGGGAAACAACTGATTTCATGGCAGTATCGGTATTTATACTTTTGTGATGCGGTTGATTTTGACCGTAATACAAAATATAAATCTCTATGGAAAGAACGTATGTCTTCAACCAAGACGGGAACAACGGAAATGGTGGCGGAAGCAAATTTGACATCATGGCTATGTTGCCCAACTTGATGGGAAGCAAGGGTGTAGACCCCGGACTTCTCGCTTTACTGAACCAGGGACGTGGCAGCCAAGACCAATGGGGCGGCTCGTGGTGGTTCATCTGGATTATCCTTTTGTGGTTCTGTTGGGGCGGCAACGGCTTTGGCAACCGCTTTGGCAATGGTGGCGGTCTGCCTGCCGAGCTTAACGGTGATGTCGGTCGTGAATACCTGATGTCAGCCATTCAGGGCAATGGCAATGCCATCAACCAGCTTGCTTCTTCTTTGAACTGCTCTACCCAACAGTTACAGAGCGCCCTGTGCAACATCCAGGGACTTATCGCCAATGTAGGAAATCAGGTGGGCATGTCAAGCCAGCAAATCATCAACGCATTCCAGTCCGGAAATCAGGCTGTTCTTACTCAGATTGCAGATTGCTGCTGCAAGACTCAGAACGCCATTACCACAATGGGCTATGAGAACCAGCTTGCGATGTGCAATCAGACCAACGCGCTTGTCAACACAGCCAATCAGAATGCCCTTTCATTGCGTGACGGTGCGACCGCCAATACCAATGCTATCCTTGCGAAGCTGGACGCCATGCAGAACCAGGCATTGCAGGACAAGATTGCGGCTCTTACAGCAGAAAAAGCCACTTTGACTGCTGAAATCTCCCAACGTAACCAGAATGCTACTATCCTGAGTTCAGTAGGACAACAGATTGCTCCTTTGGCAGCAGGCTTGCAGGCATTGCAGTCCGATGTCGATGGAATAAAATGCAAGATGCCTAACACCGTTCCGGTTGTTTACCCTAATATTCAAGCCATCAACACAGATTGTTTCCGTGCTGCGGCTTTCGGTGCTTACGCCGGTGATGCAATGTATGGACGTGGCGGTTGTGGTTGTAACAACTACTGGGGTTAATTCCGGTAAGAAAGGGGGTAATTATGTGGCCTAACTTTTTTACAGGATTTCCTTTCTTGTTCCCTACTATTGGAAGGGCTAATTTCAATACCCTTCCTACGGTAGCCGTAACGGTCGGCACGGAGAACGTGACTTTGGAGCTGCCTAACCATGCGTTCCGTAACAGAAGCTATGTAGGCGGTTTCTATGTCAGTCTCCGCCAGGCAATACCTGCCGGTACGACTGCTACACTCCCGATACTGATAGGGACTAACGGGGATACAAGACCGTTGCTGGCTTACAACAATGAGCCGGTGACTGTCGGCAACCTTGCCGGAACGGGTATCTACGAAATTCACTATAACAAGTACACCAACGAACTGTTCCTTGTTAACGGTGGGTATCGTCCGACAACCGCATCGACACCGACTCCGACAGCAGAAGCAACCGCTCAAAAGAGCAAGTAGTTAACATGGGGCTTTGTGGTTGTTTCCCAAAATGGAAATAGCCACACCCCTTTAAAATCAAACCAATATGTTTCAAAATCTACGAGTTAACAGTACATTATTTCTTCTTCACAGAGGGGCAAATCCAAGTTTGGAATGTGGGCAGGTCGTTAATGCAAGCCCTATAAAAACTATATATAAGACTGTTCCCAACATGCCTTATCCACAGCCGGTCCAAGTTATTGATTTTGTCGTGAATATAAACGGGCAAAATGTTAATTTGCAAGAAATACCGGCTAATGCCAATATTGCCGATGATGTTAAAACGGGGATGCTGATTACTGGTTCAAGAGACGAGATGAACACCGAGGTCCTTACTATGAAACAGAAGAGCGAGGATGTTCTAAAAAGCGTGGAATATCATCAGAACTTTCTTAGGGTGTGTGACCAGATGCTTGCCACGCTTAACCCGGAATTTGCAGCCAAGCAACAGCAGGAACAAGAAATATCCGCATTGAAAGGGCAAATGTCCAATATGGATAAGAACATGCAGGAGATGAGCAGGAATATGGCTGACCTCATTGCGCAAAACCAGAAATTAATGGAACAGTTCGGAGTTGCTGAAACATCTAAAACAAAGAAATAATATGGGAATGTGGGAAATATTGGAAGAAGGACGCGGAGAATATGATCGTGACTTCGGTATGAGAGGCGGTAATCCTATGGAAGAAGCCTATAGAGAGGGTTGCCGTTATGGTTACGAGAAAGCCATGCGTGAGATGCAGGGCGGTGAAATGGGCTATCGTAACAGCGGTGGTTCACGCGGTGGAAGCTATAGCGGCGGCTCAGATATGGGCGAACGCCGTATGCCGGGTTACTTCCCGGAATATCCGGTTTACAGCGAACGCCGCGGTTCACAGCCTTACGGTGATGATATGGGCGAACGCAGACGCAGACGCGCCAACGGAGAGTTCATGTAATGGAGAGGGGATTATTCCCCTCTTTTGCCAATCACTTAAAATCAGGAAAATATGAAACAAAGATTAGATACATACGACAGAATACCGCCTGCAATGGCTGACTATCTCAGCCAGTACGGATGGCATTTCAGCAAGAAGATGTGCCTATGGGCTGTTTCCCGCATGAAGATGGAAAACAAATCTACGGGCAAGGAGGAAAAACTTGAACCAATCAGCAAAGAACAGGTAGAGGAACTTCTTAAAAAGTACAGTATAAACCTGGAGAAGGATGCAGGGTACGACAGCGTTTACGTGGCAAACATGGCGAAGTCGGATTACTACAAAAGTTCTATCACTGACGAAGCACATCTCGCATTGTTCATTAAGGATTACATAGATGATGTGGACGCTTACAATGGAATGCCTTTCACACGGTTCTATGCCGACTGCATAGGCTCCGGCAATCCTATCATGTGGGAACAGATGATGTAGCCTATGATAATACAGGAATTTTACATACCGGATTATGATTGGGAAGTGCGTGTATATTATGCGGTGGACTGCTATTATACCGACCGTATCATCGCTGACCTTCAGCGGGTAGGATGCAGGGGGATGGATTTGGCGAATGCCTATAAGAACATGCGCTCCTGCAATCTGAATACGGGTATCACTTACTCCAATATCCGAAACAGGCAAACCGTAATGGTTATAGCCCTTACTTCTTCTCCGGCAGAGTTTCAGAACTCTTTCGACCACGAAAAGGGGCATCTATGCCGGCATATCTCACGGGCGTTCGGCATCGACCCGTATGGAGAAGAGGCGCAGTACCTTAGCGGATATGTGGGACAGAAGATGTTCCCGGTAGCGAAGAAATTTTTGTGTGAACATTGCAGACGTAGCTTATGTGGAAAATAGTACAAGCCATTTTATCAGGCAAATCACGGGAAGAAGTATATAATATGCTTTCTCCCGAACAGAAAGAGACGCTGAACGACCTTGCCATAGCAAATGGTATAAACCGCCAACAACGTAGAAAACTTGAACGTGATGCGAAAAAGGGATTACATAGATGAACTGCTTGAATTGGCGGACAATGTCCTTTACATGGACTATTGCCGCCTTTTCCGGGTTATCCAATGGAACGTTTAGAACGCTTTGAACGGGTTCTCCATTGGGTTATACCGCTTGCCGTTTTGGTGAGGGTATTAGCTTGGTGTCTCTAATTCTTTTGCTTTAACCGTATGATTTCTGCCCCACATTACTGCGTTATACAGCGAAGTGGCATACATCTTAATCTCATCCTTGCTTTCAAGGAAATCAACCTTAGAGGCTGCTATCATAGCCTCTGTATAAATCTCTTTGTTTAAAATATTATTCTCTTTCATGTTATCTGCATTTAACTTTTGTAAGTCCATACTTAGCCAGCCTTAGATATATCGTCCTTACACTTGTCTCTGATTATTCTGTCTGCTCTTCTCATTGGTTCAATATATTATACTAAATTTATGATACCACTTGTCCGCATGGCTGAACCATCCTATAATGAATGATTTACCGAAGAGGGTTACTTTGTATAGTTTACTCATGTGTTTCTTTGTTCTTTAATTTATCAAGGAACTTGCTATCTCCCGAATAATTCACACCGATAGCCTTTTTACTTTCAACAATCTGTTCCAAAAGGGTTATAGCTTCCTTTTTCACTTCTTCAACTTCATTATAACCGCAGGCTTTATCAACCAACTGCTCCATAGTCGATTTAGGCTTGGAAAGCTGTTCTTTGAGCTTGTTTAATCTCCAGTAGCAGTAATCAATTGTGGCGATGTGCTCTAATTTACTCATGGCTATTTCTTTTCAACAACTCAATGTTTCTTTATGTAATCGACTAATTGAGAACCTAAGTCATGGAATTGAGAAAGCCCACTAAACATAAGACTGGCACTCATACCGCTGTGACCTTGGTCGATGAACATTTGCAAGCAGTTCTTGAAACGTTCTTCTTGAGGCTTATCTGTATTGAGTTCGGATATAAGTTTCAACAAGCAATCGAGTTCAAACCCTTTATAGAGGTCGTTCAATCGTATAGGAACAATCTTGTCCCAATATTCAAGATGTTTATTGGGAATAATGCCACGTGCTCTTTGCCGGTATTCTATTGTCAGTTGCGGGATTTTGGCGTGGAACTCAGCTTCCCTTCGTAGATATTCGTTATGTTCATCCTGAAAATCCTTGTCGAACTCTGCCTTTGTCTTTCTCGTGACCTTCAAATACATTTCATCAAGTGCTTCACTTGAATACAGTTCTTTGCCATTGAATTTACAAAAACAATCTTCACCAGTTTCCTGCTTGAATTTCTTCAACTGTTCGTATGCGTAGTCAATGTATACGCCCGGATACATTTCTATTTCTTTCATAATCAATACTTTTTTCCATGTTTGTTTTCTCTCAATTCATTGTATCTCATCTTCTGATTGATATGCCATATAAGGTCTATGCCCAAATGTTTAGCAAGCCCGAAAATAGCCAATAGCATGCTGTTTAATTGCCCTCCTAATGGATAGTCGTATTCATACTCATATCTGATGGGAATTGTGGATATAGCGTATATACTTTCTGTAAAGGTCTCATCATTGCAACTTTCCTCTGCCTCGTACAACATTTCTTCCGTAAAGTCCTCAATGTCTATCTTACGCAATCCACACAAATCAAGCAGGCGTATGCAGGCGTCGGCAAGTTCATCCTCGATGGTATCTTTGATATATCTATTGAATACGTTGATAAACTTTTCTTCATTTGTTAGCCACCCTTGACACTCGGCATATTCACCGATCTTATACTTTTCTTTATCAAAGTATCTACTTTTTCTGTCCGCTTCCACGGCTTCCATAAGCTCGGATATTACAAGGCAAAGACAATGTTCATTACTCAATTCTTCATCGTGGAAACCATGGTCGCAAGCGGTTTTATAGGCGCGGTCGCGCAGTTCATTTAGATTCATCTGTTCTTTCTTTATCAGTTAATATTCCGTTTCTCTTGTCGTAATTACTCATACGGGGGCATTTCCCGTCACACCGTATGTTCACATACATATTACTTGCCATACTCGATATGAATGACTTTTTGTAGCATTGCCCACTGTAGGGGCTGTAATGCTTGAAGTGTTCCTGGTATTCTTTTCTATTCATGGTTAATCAACTAATTCAAATTCGTAAACGAAAACATAAGGGTTAGACTCCCACGTCCCTTTGCCGGAGACTTTATCTATCAGTTCTGCGAATGCGTCACGAGGATCATTGTAGTCGGGTATATCTGCATTATGGAATGAATAAAAAGGAATATCCTTTTGTCCAGCATCCCATTTAAAAATTCCTTCTTTCAAGCAATCTTCATCGGAAATGTCTTGCAACCGTTCTATCTTGATGTCGGTAATGCGGATATGATGGGGCATGAGGTCAGCGCGGACAAACATTTTATTAGTCCAACCGGGATATAATTTCAGTTCAGGCAATATAGAATCCAAGTATTCTAAGTAAGCTGCATTTTTCCCTTTTCTATGAAATCGGTCAACATCCATATAACTTTGCGCAACGGCAACAACTTCTCCAAGTTCATATTTCGGCAATATCTCGCCCATATCAAACTCTCTTTCGTCAGCATCGTACATACAAGGCCAATCAACAATCTTTTTGTCAGAATGGCGTCTGTGTATATTGAATCCTGCGACCCATTCTCCCCTAAAAGTTCTTGGACATTTGATTATTCTTCTCGTCATAGTCTTCCGACCATCCAATACAGCCTGGGTTAGACTGTATTTATCTGAAAAAAATATCTTCTTCATTTTATTATACATGTTTATATTCCCATTTAAAACCTCCTGCGGTCTTTGACCGACCTTTAGCGCAGTTGGTTATTGAAGTTATACATATCTTATTCTCTTTAGCGGCAGAGGTAATGTTTATATATTCCTCAATAAAATTTCCATTACAATCATATTTGATTATAGATTTTCCATTTTTATATCTAGTATCTTTATCGTCCGCAAATCTCCAAATAAAACCTATACATGTGTTGTGTTTTGGTTTTCTTAAACAACACCAATTTATTCCTGATTGAGCACACCCTAATGTTCTTGCAGCAACAGATGCAGACTCCCATTCTCTAACAATATTTCCGTTCAAATCATATTGAATGATTGGCTTACTCTTGCTTTTTGCTATTTTTTCGTTGTGACTGCCATAGTTGTTATTGTAATTCCTATCGCACCATTCAAGATTTTCAACAAAATTATTTTGTCTGTTTTCGTCTTTGTGATTGATGCAATCGAACTTTTCTGGATAGGGATTTTCAATAAATAATTGGGCGACTAATCTGTGTATTCGATATGTGTATATCTTTCTGTCTTTTTGAATGCGAATTGTCGGATAACCATATTTATTAAGATGAAACGATTTTTTCTTATGATTTTTAGAAAAACGAACATTCCCATAATTTGATACATCCAAATTGCACTCATTTAGGGTGATTGATTTCCAAATCTCATTGAACATTATCTTCTTCATTGCTGTTTCTCCTATACTTTAAAAGACAATTTCTCAAGTTTCTCAATCTGCTTACGAAGGGAAGCGATTTCCCTAATCCTCATTTCTTCCGCCTTTTTCAACGCTTCGGATTTATCGGTGAATGCGTTTTCCCCTATACAGAAGTAAGAACATAAACCATCCATTACATATTCTCCATCTTCAAATCTACTTCTAATAATATCTGCTTCTATCTCTTTAATACCTTTTGTTAAGGCATACTTTGTTATAAATACTTTTGCCATAGTTATATAAGTTTTAATATTTCTCAAAATTTGGGATTTGTAAATAGAACGAGTTTCGAGACATGGGAAGCCAACACTTTTGCTCCTCATTGCACGTATTCCAATTATCTTCTCCAAATTCATCATTTAATGCTTCCACTATCTTATAGGCTACATCTTTTACAAAATGAGTATTAAACATCTTCTTGTCTTTAATAACGATTGTAGGTGTATAGAGTGAAATTTTATACTCCCCACCGTTTTCTATCGACCAGCTACCTTGTGCTACTGTAATGTGAGGATTGGTTTCATTCTTATACTCTTGTACTATACTTAGATAGCCATTAAAATAGTTGGCTATTAGCTCCGACTTATATACTTTTAGTCCCGTTGCTTTTTCTAAAAGTTTTCTAAGCCTATAAGCATCATTTACAACAGGGTCCATTCTCATATAAGTTTTAATGCTTCCTGTAATCCTGCTTCAAGTGCTTCTTCGTAGGCATCCCAATTCCCACCATCGTTAGGTCCTTCAGGAAAACAAAAGACTACCGTTCCCATATCTGCTTTAGATATATCGTATGTGTAACCAGAAGCACTATTATATATAGTGATATGCAGGTTCTTGGTTTCACGCAGCCACTTTTGGGCGATATACAATGTTGGACACAAAAATTCAACTGATTCGTTATCTATTTCCGTACAACACGACATACTTTGCGGAAGGTCATATTTTGTAATAACCTTATTGCGGTCTATTAGGTGTTCACACTTCCAATTGAAACCTTTCTCTTTCAGCAGCTTCGCAGTCTCTAATGTCACAAGTTCTTCGGTCATGGCTATTGTCTTTTCAAATTAATAATCTTCGTTTCGTAGTTGCCAACCCCCTTTTTATGGGTACGGATAATCACTATACTATCATTGAGATAAGTCACGCTTCCCTCGTTTGTACGGTGTTCTATAGGGTATTCTCCAGAGTTATTGCACCCGAATAGTGCAACTGTTGCCAAAATGATAATTATTTTCTTCATACTTTAAAGTGTTCAATCAGTTCGTTTACGGTAGCCTTGTGAATGGCGTCCAAATTCACGTCAATATCATTAACCCAATAAGTAGAGAACTTGATTTCAGGACACAGAATCCATTTATCCCCATCCGTAAACCATTGGTATTTGTCTGCGTCATCTCTCAATGCAGCGATAGCCAAGAAAAGCTCCTCGTTGGTTCCGCAATCAATAAACTTACCGCACAAACAGCTATGTTTATCAAAAGGAATATCGAAAGAATCTGCAATTACATAATTGGGGGGTATCAAACCCCTTTACCGGATATTGGTAAGTCCATATTATATTGCAATCATCCGTCCAATTTGGAGAGTTTTTCTTATATCCTAACTTTCCCAACTTCTTCCGAAGCTCCGGTGTATTTTTGCGTATAAAGCACGGTGTTGTAAATCCCATAGTTACTTGTTTTCAAATCGTTTAATCACTTAACAATCCAATTCTCTTCAATTTCTTTCTAAAATTCTTTTCATTCAAGGCTTGGTCGTAATAGCAATCAGGTTCTATAACCGTTTCAGCTTTGGTTACAGGAAACCCATTCAAACCAATAGCAACCTTGTGTATAATAGAAGCTCTCTTAATTTCCCCTGTTTTTCGATTAAAAGAGAACAAGATATGTCCCGGATTCTTCTTAATCTTATTAACTAATTTATATTCTGTTTGCTGCTTTTGCAGATATTCTATCTGTTCCTTAGAAAGATTATCTTTTGTTATAATAGGTACTATATCCATTTTAGTTATTCCTCCTCTTCTTTAGCATTGTCGTCATAGACAAAATTAGCGGAATCAGCTTGCGCCTTTGAAATAGAGATTTTATTTTTATATGCCCAGCTCAAAATTCTACCAAATATACCTTCTCTGTCTTCTGATGTAATGAATCCGTGATTACGAAGATAAGAATAACACAAAATTGCTATCGCTAATTTTCTTCTACTTTCCATAGTTATTCCTCCTTATCTATCTTAATATCTGTCACTTTGCCACGATTGATAAAACCGCCACAGCTAAACAAATCGGTTGTACATACTGTGTAGTCCACCTCTGCGCATTTCTCGTACAGAGAGCATGAGGCACAATGAATATTATCTTGCACCGCTTCATGCAGCACTCCGTCTATTATTATTCCGTTCTTTATTACCATAGTTATAACGTTAAGGTTATATTGGTTCTTATATGCTCTATGGGGAGGGGGACAGCTAACGCAGATTTATCCTTTTCTCTGCATATATAAAACATGTTGCTGACTTTTAAACCCGTTTCGGCTTCAAGTTTTTCCAAAATATGAGCTATCTCCATTTCGGCTTTCGCTTTCTTGTTTTTTGCTTCTTCTATATCCATGGTTATTTCCCTTTCAATTTCTTTATTAGTGCATCAGCCACCCTCAAAGAGCCTATTGCAATATCATCATAAGTTTCACTGTCATCGTTTATTCCTAAAGCAATACAATACCCTTGCATAGCGGATTTTGCCAATTCATATCTACGTTGTTCCCAATCAATATTATCAGACCTTTCTTGAAGTATTTCAACCTCATCAAAACTTAATTCAATAGGACTCCCGTAACTATCACACTTATCAAGTGTGACACGTGCGTAATCAGAAATATTGATAATTTCTCCAGTCTCTTTTATTCTCGCTTTCATTATTTACCCTCCTTTTCAACATATCCGTTTTCAATACACCAGCACAGCATCTCATAGGCTGAATTAATAAGTTCCTTACTCTCTGTCAGGTTTAATATAGAACGCGAATAAGGCTCCATATATAAACATGTTCCGCTATTTGCAAGTTTCTGTAAGGTTAGTACATGTGTGCCAATAAAGCAAGGCAGCTTGTCGAGAATGTCCTGCAAGGTAAACACTCCACAACTATTCCTATACGAATGGTCGTAACTACCTGTTTCAGCGTAATATAGATTAAAACATACATTGTACCAATGGTGCTTAATTGCTTTTTCAGCATCTTCCCATAACAATGTAATTCCATCGTCGTCCGTAGCAATTAATACCATACTCGCATCGCTTGTATCCAGCCCAAGCTCCTGCAAATGTTTCATCTGTTCGACTGATAATACATATTTTGATTTCATAATCATTGCTTTTTATTAGGTATTAAATCATCCAAATACGCCCATTCTTCAATGGCATCTTTGGAACACTCGTAATCATCGCACTCTTCATCGTCCCAGCACTGCTCGGTTATGTTCCAATAGCGGACACCGTAACCAGTTCCAGTGCTTAATTTCCCATACACAAGGCATGGTATCTGCGGATAATGTTCATTTTTCGTATTCTCCATGAGCTTGTGGCACTTCATCTTTAGTCTTGTGCCACACGCTGTTGATATGCCAGTTCGCACCGGCAATAAATCCTTCTTTAAATTCATCTGCACCACATTCGCAACAATCGAATGCTGTATTATGACCGTTACAATGTTCGCAATATTCACGTTCTGAACATGGATAGGTTCCATTACAATTATAATGCTTATGAATTGCTTCCCTTGCTGCTTCTTCTACTGTCTGTTTCATATCACTGTTAGTTATACGTTAATCTTTAAAAGCCAATTCTCCATTCATAAGTAATGGCAGCATTGAATCTCTAAGTTCGGAAAGAAGCCTATTCTCTTCATTATTTAGGTAATAAATATGCTGCTTATACATATTCATAAAGAAAGGCATGATGCTTGACAATATTTCCTTATCAGTATTCTCAATACAAAATACTTTACTATTGGAAGATTGAATATACTTATTCTCAATAATTTTCTCTTTTACTTCGTAATTCTTGAATGATGCAAAACTTTCATTCATAGCTTTCACTACTTCATTGGATGATTCGCAATCTTTTATAATTTCTGTAAGTCCAAGACGTTCAGCCCATACCTTATTAACTGTCACCTTAATAACATTACGTTCTCTGATGACACGGTTAATATCTGATATTATAGCGTTGAAGTCTCGATGAATAGTTCCTTTTAATTCTATCGGCAGATATGAGCCAATAGTAAGATTGTATCCCTTTTGCTCCAGTTCTTCGATTGAAAGCCTTTTAGAGAATGAATCCTGTTCTTTTACTGTAAGTTCGCATATAGCAGCAATCTGTTCATCTGAAAAAGTATTAAATTCCTTTTTATAGATGCGGTTGTAATGAGAAGCGCCACCTTCTCCACGTTGTTCTCTTACTTCAACAGATTTCATTCCCTCCGCATTAATCAGCATCACATCTTTACTCGTTTTCTTCTTATCAAACAAAAGTATGCAAGTCGCTACAGAGGTAGACTCAAACATCTTTTCCGGCAAAGAAATAGCAGCTTGCAGCCATCCCTTCTCAATAAAGTATCTCCTGCACTCTTTCTCTTCTTTGCTTGTAAGCACACCTCTGGGAAGAATCAACGCACATCTTTCACTCCTTTGCAGGCAATGCGCCACGAAAGCAAAATTACAAGTGTATTTCTGAGGTAAAGCTTTGATTATTTCTTCAGATACAGGAACTTTTAAATTAAATGGCGGGTTGGAAATGCCTACATCAGCTTTTAGAAATTCTGTTTCCGGAAACATCGGACGCTGTATAACTCCATATATTGAACCTCTGATTACCTTATATGAACCGATAATATCACCAGTGAGAATATTCTTGTTTACCACTGTCGCATCAATATTGCGAATACAAAGATTAAACAGAAGGATAGGCAATACATTCGTATCCAATTCTTCGCAAACAAACTTTAAATCCGGATTAGTGCACCACTTTTGAATAGTCAGAGAACCGGAACCAGCGCAACAATCGTACACAACTTTCTCGCATGGTGTATAGCTAAGAAAAGCAACCAGCTTAGAAAGAGATACAGGTGTATAATCTTGTTTCTTTTCCTTTCTGTCTGCGTGGTAGAACTGATATACCCTTTGCATCCAATCTACAGTCAAATCAGGGCATAACTCTTTGTACTTCTCAAAATACAAAGTGGGATTCTGAGAAAACAAAGCAAACATAACCTTATCAGGCAGTGTAGTAATACTGCTACATCCGAAGATGTCACATATCTTTAATGTCAATTCTTTTAATTCCATATTTACTCTTTCATTTCTTTCTTTTTGATTTAATCTTGATTGGATTATTTTTTGTTCCGGTACCGAACAATTCTAAGCGATAGCCGTGTATCCGGAGCCAATATTTAAAAGCAGAAATAGTTGTTTGTTTCATATTCTTCCGATTAAATTATTACCATGACATCACGCTTTCTGGCGAATATAGAATCCGTTATATAGTACGTGATGGCTTTCTCTTCCGCATCTCTCAATAATTCATGTTTAAGAATCTTATAGTAGGAGTTGGTATGTCCTGTATAGACCATGATTTCTCTTACCCGTTTCAAATCGTCTAAAAAGGATTGAGGGTTATGTTCCTTTATTTTCTTTATATTCATTTGTTTTCCTTTCTTTTATTCCGTTCCCGATTGTCTTCCGAAACACACATCTTGCACCATGATGTCTTTGTTCAGAACCACTCTTCATTCGCTCCAACCTCTACCGAAAGCCAGTCCATGAGGAGGGTTATAAGGTTATAAATAGGTTTCATCTCACTAAACTTTTATCGCGTTGGCAATATTATCCGCATCCGACAGCTTTCTTACCAGCACATCAAACGCTGCTGTGCACCGCTCTGTGTTCATATTGACCGTTTTCCCGATTTTCAAACAGTTGGAAGCAAGGTTCATCATCCTTGCCACATTTGAAAGCTTCAGGTATTCCAACGTAAACCCGTTGAACCGTGCGTCTTTCTTCCGAAGTTCTTTAATCCTTTCGTCAAACTGGATGCAGGCGTAATCACACAATGTTCTTGCAAGTTCGAACCTTGCAATCTCTGCGGAATGGGATATGCCGTTATCGTCGAGAACCTGCTTGAACTGCCAATACAGCATATCCACGTGCTTGTTCACTTCTTCCGTATACTTGTCGTTGCAGTCGGCGAAAAACTCGCTCCGGTCTGAACCGATAACGCTGTTTACAGTACGCTCGTATTCCTTTCTTGCCTTACCGGCATCATTCAAATACCGCTTGAATGCCTGTTTGTAATAAGGCGTTCTCTTCATCGCATGCAGGCACTCGATAACCTGCCCGCAACAAATGTCGTTCGTGAGCAATATGTTGTAGGTGCACAGAACTACAAGGCTCTCATACTTGCTGATTATCTGATTTGCCGTGTCGGTAGTCATTGCCTTGTCTGTTCTGCCTTGTTCATATTCTTGTTTCTACTCTCTTTTGCAAGTTCATCAATCATGCGCTGATACTTCCTTGCCACCAACGGGCAGCGTATGCGCATTGCATTGTCACGCTGCCACTCCAATTGTTCGATTTTCTTTTCAATCTCTATGTCCATGATTATTTACCGTTTGTTTCTTATTTGGATAAACCCTCGTTTTTCGCATTCCCTCAACAGTTCCATATCTTCATCCCTTATATCGCATGGCGTCTCATGATTAACACTCATGTAATCCGATATGCCAAACTTTTTGCATATATCATAGTAAAAGCGTCTTTGCCTGCCTCTTGTCGTCCAACATATTGTAAGTCTCATACTTTATTGTCAAATTTATGCTTTCGCCACTACTTACGTAAACTGATACTACATACACGATTTGCCGCTCGTTTCATGGCTTCTGCATCTCCACTTTCCACAAGCTTACGTTCACGTTCAAGATACTCGACATAGGGAATTCCGTTGCTACCGCGCTCTTCTATCTCCTTTTGGCGCTGTAGTCGGTATTGCTCACGTTCGTAACGCTCAATGTCAATGCGGCGCTCCTTGATATAGTCAAGCATAGCGCTTGTAATCTTCATCGGATCTATAGCTCCATAGAATCGCCCGTATTTCCCAGACTTAAACCGTGCAATGAAAAAGCATATCTCAGCTGCATTGATGTAATAATACTCAGAAATAAATATCTCTGCTAACTCATTAAGCTGCTCCTTAGCAATCTTGGTAGATACCTCTGCGAAGTCATTGAGTGTACCGAATTGAATTTTCAACCATTCCAAAGGGGTCTCATCTCCATAAGTCGAAGCCAATAGCCCTAATGTAGGTATGGAAAAATTCATGGCTAAATCGGAGTGAGTCGCCTTACACCTAACAATTTTGAACTGCAAATCTGGATTGTAATCAAGTATGAATTGTGCAGGGTCAGGATATTTATTCAATAACGCCCTCTGCTTCAAGTTCCTTTCTTTTTTTTGCGGCAGCTTCTCTGACTGTTGTAGCGACTGCAAGAACTGAATCACGTTTTCGCTGCTCGCTATCCTGTTGATTTTTACTAAGTCTTGTCCCATTATAGTTTCCTTCCAATATTTTAGTAAAGTTTGCCTGTTTGAAAATCCAATCAAAGTCACATTTCCAATTGCGGTCATTAGCTCCCAGCAGAAATGGGGATTGAAGAATGAGATTGAAAACAGTCCTCACTGACTCTTTTCCATATTGGGCTATCCGGGCTTTTACAGCCTTTTTTCTCACATCGGTCATTGATTTTATCTGCTGGAGTCTATCTTTGAATGTGGAATTATAGTATTCCATCAATCCGCTGTAATCAATCTTTTCAGAAAGAGAGGGCGAAGAAAGCTTGTCTTTCTTTGATACTCCGTCAGGAGTATTTTCTTTCTTTTGCTGGGAAGATATATCTATATACTCTCTTTCTTCTTCTTTCTTTGTATTTGTGCCCTCCGTGTGCCCTGATTTTTGTAAAAGTTCGGATTGCGGCAGATTATTGTTCACATACTGTGCCCCAAGTTGTGCCCTTAGCTGTGCCCATTGGATTATATTCTTCATATTTACATAGGGTTATAAGGTTCATTCCCTGATTGCACTCAACAGTTATCATACCTTTTTTCTTAAGAAGCACAAGAAAGGAACGCACTTTCTTTTCAGACCATTTCCAGCGTTGAGATAAAAATCTTATGGATGCAGGATATTGACCTCTTGAATAAGAGATTTCTCGACCTCCGATACTCTCCTTTCGGGGCGTTGCCTCAAATCGTGCAGACTGGATTAAGTCTAACCACGCTTCACAACTGCTAAAAGTACGGGCTTCATTCCACATTTCATTCGAGAAAAACCTGCGGCTTAGCCTCAAAAATCCTTCGTCCATAGTCTTAGAATCTCACGTTAGTTAATTGCCTTCCGTTAGAAAATACAGCCCACTTACCATTACCGCTATCAAACAATCGTAAATCCGACACCTCTCCGAAACGTTTGATGTTACCGCATAAATCCACAATCCATCCACATTCTTTAGAAGGATGTGGGCGGATGGCACGACCGACTATCTGATACCACATAGCAAGTGACATTGTAGGACGTGCCATAACGACGGTATCAAGTTCCGGATAGTCAAAGCCGGTGGTTAATACCCCGACATTCGCCACTACCGAAATTTCACCAGCCTTGAATGCTTCAAGTATCCTTTCGCGCTCACCTTTTGGGGTGTCACCCGAAACGATTGCGGCTCCGGGTATAGACCAAGTAAGCCGCTCCGCTTCTTTCAGAAAACGGGTAAATACCAAAATACCTTTCCGTTTTCCTCCGGCTTTGGGATTCATCAGCCTTTGGACG